CGGTCGGCCGTCGGCTGTTGGCCAGCGTCGGCTCCTGATTCAGCGTCAGTAAGGTCTGGAACTGCGGCGGGGAGGCGGCAATCGCAGCGGTGGTGGTCTGCCGGGTCTGCCCATCCTGCACGATCGGGACAAGCTCCGTCCCGACGATTGGGTTGGCCGGCGGCAACTGGGTGATCGTGACGTTTGCCATTCAGACCTCGATTCCGTCCAAGTTGCCGTTCTGAGACGGCACCTGCGTATTCTGCTGCGTCGAGATCACCGAGTTGGAGTACGGCCCCGTGATCAGGTTGTTGTCCCTCACCGCCACGCTCACGTCCGGCCGCGGGAACCTGATCGTGATCTTCTCCGTCTTCCGCGCCGGCAGTCGGTACGGGTCCTTGTCGTCAGCACACCCCTGGCCGCACACCTGCAACCCAGGGAAGTTGGGATCCGGCCGCATCTCCGCGTGGGCACGCTTCATCTTGCAGCGGTCGCACACTGCGATCGCCAGATCACTCAAGCCACGCGTGTCAAGAAAGCGCGGCATGCGTCACCTCGTGTAGACCCCGATGTTGGGCGCGAAGTAGATCGGCGACTTGTCGCGCTCCTCCTGCTCAGCCAGCATCAGGTACTTCTCGGCCTGAACCTCCAGATACTGGATGCGGTCCATCGGCACACCCGGCAACTCCATCGCCATCTGGTGCGCCAGCATGTTCTGCACCGCCAGATACCAGCGCTGCGGAATCTCCAGTTCACCCGACAACTGCCCCACGTCCATCACCTGCCGCGAGTACCACAGGGTCATCTGCACGAAGTCGTCAGACGGCACCGGCCACAGGTACAACTCAGCCTGGGGAACCGTGCGGTTCACCCAGAACTGGAACGGCTGGTTCGCCGTGAAGTTCTTGTTGGGCAGGTTCGTGTAGTCGTCCCGGTTCAGCCGGGCCATCGTGATCTCGGTCGAGTTGTTGCCAAAGTACAACTCGCGCACGCTCAGCGTCGCACCCCCAGTCTCGCGCATGCGGTAGTACGGCGCCGACGCACCCGGGTCGATGTCGTACCAGATCCACTTGCCGTCCACCCAGGCCGTCGAGCCCGGGTCGTACAGGGTCGTCCACGACACGTTGTCCTGCGACGTCTCGAAGACCACATCGAACGTCCCCGTGACCCCAGGCAGGATCCCGATAGACCCGATGTACTCAGGACCGGAGTACGCCACCGACAGGTTGCCGTTGGCCGACACCTGGGCGCAGATCGTGTCCACGTTGCCGTCAAAGGCGTTCGTCACCGTCCCGCCAGCACTGGTCGAGGCGTTGCCCGACGGCCGATTCATGCGCCGGTACAGGGCCTGCAAGACATCGACACCACCCAAGGGCAGGTCGTAGATGTACTGGTTCGCCCGCAGGCCGATCACCGCCTTGTTGATGGCCCAGTACTGGATCCCGATGTTGATCAGGTTCGACAGCAGGTAGAACAGCGCCGTGCGAGAGGCCTGCACCTGCTCCGACGTCAACTCCTCGGCCAGCTTGCCAGCGCGGCGAGCGCCATGATCGATCAGCTTCTGGACCGAGACCTTCGTCGTTCCAACCGTGCCCGAATAGGCCATCACCAACCTCCGGGGCAGTTCCAGCGCTTCATCGAAGCACGCGCCCGGCTTCCAGGCTCGCTCTTGCGGGCCACCGGGCCCATGCGGGCGCAGAATGAATCACGCCGCGGCCCACCCTGGGGCTGCGGGGCTTTGAGGTTCGACCCGGTCTCGCGGTTGTACTTCTCCCGGCCCTTCGCGGTCAGTCCAGCACCACGCTCAGCCGGCAGCTTCTCCCCGCGCCCGACGGACAACTTCACATCCTTGGCCATGCGTCACCAGCACGATCCGCCGCCACGCATCTTCGCCTCGGGCAGCTTCTTGTACGAGCGACCCTTGACGTTGCCCGACGTGAACTCAGCCGCCACCCCAGGCTTGATCCCGACCTTCTTCGCGAACTTCGGGTTGTTCTCAGCCGCCTTCATCAGGCGGAACTGCGACTTTGACTTGGTTGGCATGTCACGGCCCATTCTTGATGAGGATGATGTTGAAGAAGGCGCTCACCGCATTGTTGTTGGCGGCACCAATCACCGACGCACCAATGCAGTTCTTCTCGGGGATCACGTACGGAGGACCGAAGTCGTACTGCACCGACCCGTTGTTGATGGCAACCACCGCGCCTACGCGCAGGATTCCATCTGGTCCATGCTGCTTCAGGAAGCCCGTCACGCCCGTGGAGCCCGAGGCTTGGCCAGCACTGAAGATGCCCTCGGTCATGTAGCCGACATACCCGGCCGGCACGCAGTAGTGCGCCGTCGTGCGCTGGTTGAACCCCGCAGCGATTTCGTCGTACAGAACCGCAGGAACGCCCCCAGTAACCGTGCCAGTGCCGGCATTGATATTGCCCGCGTTCGCCCCGCCCGTGCCCACCGTCAGGACGTAGAACTCGTTGACGTACAGGTACTCGTTGACCGTGTTCACGGCCGTCTGTCCGTCAAGCGTCACCGTCTCCGAGACGATGTTGAAGTTGCCGTCCACGCCGGCAATGAAGACCGTCAGAGCCCCGGTGCCGCCCGCATCGTCGTCGGTACTGGTGGAACTGATCTTCAGCACCGACGCCGCAGTCGGATGAGGAACAGTGCCGCCATTCGGCCACACCGACTCTTCCGAGGTATCGACGTCGGGGTTGTAGCCGAACACTCGGACGACCGAGTGCCCCTGGAGCTGGCCGCGAGCCACCTGAAGCTCGAACGGCTCGTACGCGCCCTGGCGCGTGATGGACGAGAAAGTGGTGGTCATGTCAGACCCTCATAGAACAGCAGGGGCCGAAGCCCCCGCTCGATCAGCACACGCCGCCGCCGGCCTTCTTCGCACGCTCGACCGTGACAGACTTCTCCGTCTCGGTCACCGCCTCACCCTTCGGTGTGCGGCTGAACATCCGCTTGATCCCCCGAGGAATCGCCATCAGGAAGTCGTCGACCGACTTCTTGGTGTCGAGGTTCTCTTGGTCGCGGTTGCGCTCGTAGGCCTCATAGGCTCGCTCGTTCTCGGCCTGCTGCATCTGCGACTTGATGTCGTCAGGAATGCCGCCTTCCTTCATCACCTCGCCACCCTTCTTGTAGGTGCCTGACAGGCGATTGATGCTCACGGGCGAGGGAGGGGCCTTGCGGCCCTGGGGCATCGCCACGGGACGTCCAGAGTCAACACGACCCCCCGTGGCGTACGCTTTTTTTGGGGCGCCGCCCTCCTTGTAGCCACCACCGTTGGCCTTGGCCACGCCGCCGGTCTTGTAGCCGCCACCGTTGCCCATCTTCACGTCGCCCGTCTTCGCCGGGGAGTGATCAGGCTTGGCCGTGTCGACCTTGGTGGTATGGACCGAGCCGCCCTTCTTGTAGCCGCCCTGGCCATCCACCACACCACCCGTCTTCAGACCCTTGTGGGCCTTGCTGGCGGGCTTGGAGGCGTGCTCCTTGAGCTTCTGCTCGGTCTTGGCCATCTTGGCCTTGTGCTCCGACTTCGACTCGCCGCCCTTTTTCATGCCTTGGACGGGCGCCGGACGCGCCAAGTCTTTTTGCAAATCCGCCATTGCTTGCTTTGCAGACTCCATGTGTCCGGCCTTGCTCAGGCCCGGAGAGCCAGAAGACATAGGCCCAGGCAGAGGGCCAGTTCTTGGCCCCGACCCCATCGACGCCGTAGTCCCCGGTGAAGTCGCCCTGCCCATCCGGCGCATTGCATTGCTGCGCGCAAAAATGGACGGACGACGCGGGCCCATTCCGCCGCCAACCGTTCCTTTGGCTGCACCATAGTTCATGGTGCCGGACGGCTTGGTTTCTGCGGGAGGTGTCGGCGAGGGCGGCATGGCGCCACCCATCGCCTTGTGGACAGGTTTGGAGACCTTGCCGCCTTTCTTGAGCTTCAACTCAACGGACGGCTCGGTCGTCTCCATCTTCACCATCGGCTTGAACTGGCCCATGTCACCGCTCCTTCGCGACGAAGATGTAGTCCACGGTCATCGTCTTGGCCACAGCCTCCCCGTTCTGGATGCCGAAGGACACGGTCATGTCCTCATCATCCGGCAGGTTGGTCGTGACAGACGCGCCTTGAACCACGCCGTTGACGGCGTACTGGATCTGCGACACCCCGTCGTAGTAGAACGACAGCGTGATGAACGTGTCATCCGCCAGGGTGGCCACCGAAGAGGTGGTGGTCGCCGTGTTGTTCTTCTCGACCAGCAGGCTCACCGAGGTGGAGCCGTCGGCCTTGATGAAGAACACGCCATCCGTCACGTCCAGCGGGCTGGTGTCGGTGATCTGCAAGCCCACGACGACGTCGGACTGCGTCGCGTCGCTGACCTTGAACCGCGCCTCAAACCAGAGCTTCTTGCCAGACGCGAAGCGGAAACTCTCGCCGACCTTCTGAAGCGCCACGAGATCATCGTCGGCCGCAGAGTTGGTCAGCAGCAGCAGGCCGCCGTCGCCGTCGGTCAGCGCTTGGGTGGCGCCGGCCTGGGTCTCGGTCACAGTCCAGTTGCCCGCGGTGTAGTAGTCGAAGTCCTCCCAGTAGGTGTGGAACTTCGTCGGCGCCGGTTGGCCCAGGGCAGCAAAGATGGTGTCTTCGCCGACGTTGGTGACGCCATTCGGGAATCGAGTGGTACTCGACATCTCGCTCTCTCCTTGTCAGAGAGGGGGGCCGAAGCCCCCCGGATGGCCGTCAGATGCCCGGCGTGCCGTACATCGCCCGCGGGTCGGTGAAGCCGACGTCGTAACGCTCGGTGGCCTTGTAGCGCATCGAGTCCGTCTCGAAGTCGCCCTCCATCGTCTTCTCCAGCTTCCGGCG